CCGCGAGAATGGCCACGAGGTTCCGGACAAAGAAATCCGCGTGGCTATCGGTCATAGTCACCGTGGTTTGTTCGCGGTCCCACAGGACGGCCTTTGTGAAGTCGCCCACCAGTGCCCGGCCGGCCGGGATAGCTTCCGATTCAATAACCGGCAGCCCCCACAGGGTCCGCGGCCCGAGAGCGAACGGACCCGCGCCCAGGTAGGCACCCGTCGCGCCGTTTTCGCGCGCCAAGTCGATGACTTCCACCTGCTCAGGATTGAGAGCAACGGCGTTAGGCACGACGCGGCCCACGATTCGCGCCTTAGTCAGCGCCCGGCGGACCGTGGTGAAAATGTCCGTATCGAACGCCTGCGACTGAATCCCGGAAGTGTTGAAGATGCCGGTCAGGTCTTCCCCCGCGCCGTCGCCCAACAGAATCTGGTTTTCTTCTTCTTCCGCGATATCCGCGCGCAATTCGTCATTGATAAGCCCCTCAAGCTGCCCGGCGTCCGCCAAAGCGCGCTTAGTAGCCGGGACCCATTCGGCAATGGTCTTAACCGTCGCCGTCTGACGTTCGAACGCCCACGAGCCTTCCGGCTTGTAACCGCCGGTAATCGTGGTGGCGGTTCCATCCGTTGCGGAGCTAGTAGCTTCCGGAACCGTCGCGGCCGCGTTAGTGTGCGCCGTCTGCCGCACATATTCCACCGTGTCCGAACCGGTCCGGCGCACCGAAATCACGTTTCGGATAGTCAGGGGCCGGCGGCCGAGCGTTTCGAGGATCCCCGTCTGTTCAGCCGTGACGAAGACGCCGGCCGAAGTGGAATCGGTGCCGGTAAAAAGCGACTTCACCGAAATTGGGTCAGTCTGGAAACGCGCCTTTTCCGGGACCCGGTCCCCGAACGGAGCCATTGCCGCCTTGAAAGCAGCGGAGCCCACGACTTCCAGCCCGAGGTTCCGCATACGGCGGACCGTGTCGCCGGACTTAGCCTGGTGGTCCAGGTCAGCCACGGCCGGTTCGCCAATTTCAGCGGCCAGGGCCCGCGCCGAGTCGAGGACTTCCAGGTCCGCTTTAGCGGCCCGGATGCTTTCCAGCAGGTCCCGGCCCTTGAGCATAGCCGCGTCGTAGTCGCCCTTTTCGGACTCAGTCAGGGAACGGCCCTCGCCGTCCGCCTTTTCCGCAATTTCCCGCGCAGTTTTCGCGGCCGCTGCCGCAGCTTCCTGCAGTCGCTTGAGCTTTTCGCTCATAATGTCGCCCCTTCCAGGCACAAAAAAACCGCCCGGCAGGAGCCGAAGCGGTTAGTTTTCGTTTTGAGTTGTTAGACGCCGGCCGCGATTAGGTCCGCTTCCAGCGCCAGCAAGCCCGTCAAGGTCCGCGCGGACGGATTAGGGGCCGAGCCCTCAGACTTACGGCCAGAAGCCGCCTCATCCTTAGCCGGCCCAGTACCGCTGGCCTTCTCTTGTTCGGTTACTACTTCCGCCGCAGACAACACGGCGTCGATGGAGTCACGCGCAGCGCGCAGCGAGTCCACATGTTTGGCCGAGAGGACCCGGCCTTCTTTCACCCCGCCGGCGACCGCTTCCGCGGCACACTTGACGGCGAGAATGGAAGTTTCCTGGTTGGCACCGATCAGGACCAACGACACCTCGTAAAGCTTGACCTCGTGAATTTCGTAAACGTCCACGCCGTCCCGAGTCGCCGGAGCGCCGCGCACGACGTCATAGGCAAAGGACATTTGAGAAATTCGCTTACCCTTGACGGCCCGGTAAGCTGCCGAACCTTTGGGCGAGTCGAGGTCCAGCTGGGAACGGACCTTTAGGCCCCGTTCATCTTCCGACGCTTCCAGAACGTGCCCGATATTGAATTCCGGGTCCATCATGTTGTGCCCGTAGAGGACCGGCAACGAATTGCCCGACGCCTTCCATTCGGCAAGCGTGTTAGCGAACGCGCCCGGCATGACCACGTCCCCGTAACTGTCAATATTGCCGAAAACGGACGCATAGCCGACGAATTGCCCGTCTTCTAGCCCGTCTTCATCGAATTTCACCCTTACGGGTAAATCTTTCACTTTCACGATTGACCTCCCCGGCCGGTTAGTTTTCGTCTTCCGCATAGGCCACGTCGACCGAGCATTCGCAGCCGGCGACTTCATCCGGGCCGCCCCGAGGGTCCCCCGGCCAGTTCATCCCGTTTGAGAACTTGTCCCCGATAGGGACCGTTTCCCCGTTCATTCGGACGTGCGCCGTCCGCGGGTTAGTGGAGGTTACCCGCCACGTTTTCACCAGGGAATCGCCGGCGAGCTTTTCCCCCGCTTCCACCGCAGCGAACGACGCCATATTCGAGAGGAACGCGCGGCCGGCAGCGCCGGCCCGTTGCGAAATGGACGTTTCAAAGACTTTCCCGTCCGCGTCTTCTTCCGGTTCCAGTTCTTCTTCCGCGTTTTCTATTTCCTCCCGAATCCACCGAAACGTCGTTTCGTTGACTTGTTCGGCCCGAGCCGCCGCGACGGCCGCCAGGAATTCCAGCGTCCGTTCGACGTCATAGGCCGCCGGGTCAAAGCCGAGCGCCACAGCTTGAGCCCGCCCGACCTCAGTAGTCAGCGACAGCGCGAAGTCTTCCAGGTCCGCCGCTAGTTCCCGGTTCCAGCGGTCCGCGTCCCACCATTCGCCGCCGGCGGCCAGGTCCGAAACGACCGTTTCCCGCTGCCGTTCGAAGAACACCTCGAACAGTTCCAGGGCCCCGGCCTTTTGTTCGTCCGTCAGTTCCGGGCCGGCCTTGACCGCCGGACGGGGGCCGGCCTTGAGCGCCAGCCGGTCCCCGCCGGCCATAAGCCCGTCCGGGGCCGAGTCCTGTGGCGACGCCTGCCCGCCTTCCGTCACGTTCAGCGGAACGATTAGTTCGTCGCCGCCGTCGATAGCCGGCAGGTTAGACAGTGCCCGCGCTTCATTCCGAGTCATGAACGGGCCGCCGACAGATGCCTGCAGTTGCGCCGCTTGTTCTTCAAAGGACCCGCGGAGCTTTTCGGCCAGGTTGAACTCTAGGTAAGTACCTTGAGAGTCCGGGAAGTCCCCGAGCAGTTGCAGCGCCAGTTCTTCCGCGATCATTTGCAGCCAGGGGCCCAACGTGTCCTGGTACAAGTGCTTATGTTGCTCTTTTATGTTGGAGAACGTCGCGGAATCCATAACGCCAACCATGGTCGGCGGGATGAAATACGCCGCGGCGACTTCTTCCCGCGTAAGCTTCCGCGCTTCCACATATTGCAGTTGTTCGGCCGTTTGGGATGCCGGCACGAATTTCATGCCGTCCTCAAGTATCGGAGTACCGCCGGCCATGGGACCGCTGCCGGCGTATTGAGCCTGCCAGGAGGACCGGAACCGAGTGGCCGCCGTGTCAGACCAAGCCGGCGCGCCGGCCGGCCGTTCCAGGTAACCCGAAACGCGGGCCCCGTTCCGCAGCGTGTTTTCCCGCATCCGGCCCGCTTCATATTCTTCCGCCAGGACCCGGCGCAGCGATTCGATAGGAGACACCCCGGACGAGCCGTCCGGCGAGTAGCCGCGGAAGTGAACCACCTGGTCCGCCGGGTAAATCTTCCGTTCCCGGCCGCCGTTGAATTCGAACGCGTCCGGCCACATCCAGGAGCCCAGCGGCGAGACATACGCCGGCGGCAGCCGGAGCAGGAACGGCCGGCCCTTAGAGGTCCGCGCCTTGAGCCAGTACGCCCGGTCGTAAATCCCGAAATCACGGACTAGCGAGTCCATCAGCCGGTAACGAGTAGTAGACGGGTTAGGTTCATTGATAAGCCGGATTAGGTCCGTATCCGTCAGCCGTTCCCGGTCCGTATCGGATACCCGGCGGAATTGGTGGAGCCCAAGCGACGCGATATTCCGGCCGAGGAAGTCCACGACGGTTCGAACCGCGCCCTGGCTACGCCAGATGGCCGCGTAATCTTGCGTTAGGTCCGCGGCGAGCCGGACGGCCGCAACGGGGCCCCGGACAGGAACGGCCACCCCGCGAAGTGCGCCCTCAGAGACTACAAAAGCCACAGTTTCACCGCCCGGTTCATAGTGCCTGGATAAAGTCGATATCGGCCCGAGCTAGGACAGCTTCCCCGTCCGCCGGCGCAGGTTCCGCCCCCGGTTCGAGCGCCACGGCGTCCCGGATGAATAGGAGATCCCCGGACCGGCGGACCAGCAGACCGGAGACAGCCCGGCCGGACTTGAGATTGACCACCACCCGGCGAGCCAACAGGGGCCGCCATGACCACCACGGCCGGAGCAGGTACACCGCCGCCGCCACAATGAGCAGGACCACCGCCACAATTTCCACCACTGCCACGGCAGCCCCGCCTTCCAAGGTTCAAACGATCATTAGGTCCGCCGATTCGTAAGCCGAGACGGCGACAGCTTCCACCGGCAGGAGGACGTCCCACGCGGCACCGGTAACGGCCATAAGGGGGGCCGCGCCATACGGCGACGCCTTCCGGTTCCAGCACCAGGCATCCCCAAGCGGTTTAGTGACCGCCGTGCCGGCGGCCAGGTCCAGAACCGGCTGCGGAAGGTGCCATATCCGGGCCGGCCGGTTATCTTCCGTTTCGTTTTCCGCCGGGTCCGGCTGCCAGGTATGAGCCTTGACGCCGTCATAGAATTTGCCGCACCCGCCGCCCAGGTCCGAGCCGCCCCATTCCACGACTTCCAAAAACGGAATTTCCTTTAGGTCCGCGATCAGCCCGGACGCCGGAGCGCCTCGAGCTTGCACTACTACCCGCACCGGGGCCGCTTCCGTGGCCCGTTCCCGGAACCAATCCAGGACCCAGGCCGAGCCGTACCGAGACGCCACGACTTCCACATGGACGTCGCCGTCTTCCCGCCGGCCGGCTGCCGCGATAAAGGACCGAGAACGGTCGTGCTCAGTGTCCACGCAGAACGTAACGGGGGCCCCGGCAGGAATGGCCGAAGCCGGATCCGTGCCCGCTTCCCACGAGCCGGACGGGAACGGCCCCTCAGTTGTGCCGTCGTTCCACTGACAAAGAACCTCAGTACGAAAAACCCATTCCGGGTCCGTCTTCCGCGCTGCCGCTATCGCCCGTTCCGTTATCGCGTAGCCTAGCGACGGGTTAGCCGCGGCCCAGCCGGCGCGATCATCGAGCGAGCAGCCCGGCGGGGCCGACCATTCGAAAATGCCGAGCGAATCGTCCTCAGCGTCCGGCGCGTCTTCCGCGATATCTTCCGGCACCGCTTCCACGACTTCCAGCAGCCCGAGCCCGTCCGCGTTTATCCCGTCCGGGTCCCCGAGTGCAGCGTGCGCCATTTTCCGCAAGTACCTAAGTACGATTGAGGACGCGTCGCCGGCGTTCGAAAGCGCCAAGATCAGCGCCAGGGCCCGCGCCATAGTTGTTTTGGTTATCGCGCCCCAGGCATCCCAAGACTGATGTTCCCGGAGTTCATCGAGCAGGATGAGGTCCCCGGACAAGCCGCGGCCGCCGCGCCGCGACGCCGTTTGGACTTTGTACCGTTCGCCGCTCACCAGGTCCAGCGACTTTTTGCCGTTCGTTTGGTTGACCTTTTTTATTTCCGCGGCCAGTTCGTCGCAATCTTCCGCAATTTCGACGGCACCGGCCCAGACTTCTTCCGCAATGTCCAAGTTTTGCGCCGTACCGATCACCAGCCGCGCGGCCCGAACGTACATAAAGAACAGCGCGAGGACTTGAGCAAGCGTGCTTTTACCGTTTTGCCGTGCCACCAGGAGGACGACCGTCCGGAAGCGGAAGGACCCGTCCCGCAGGAGTTCCAGCGCGTGAACTAAAAAAAATTTTTGCCAAGGGTAGAGGGTCAGGCCCAGGACGTTTTCCGCGAAGTCGATACACGCGAAGCCGGCCGACGTCTTAGGAGTCAGCCGGCGCAATGGTGGAGTAAAGACCCGCGGAATTTCGTCGCCGTAAAGGACCTTAGCCGGCCCGTTTCCTGCCTTGACCGCCCTGGACTGCCCGGAGTTGCGCAAGTTTGCCGCCCCCCGTTTCCTTTTTTTCCGCGAGACGGGACCGGCCCGCCGGCGTTAGGCCGAGTTGTTCGCACGCCTTGAAGTACAGCGCCTGCGTGACGTTATCGAATTTGCCGTCGATAACCGGGAAGTCTGGATCGTCCAGCCGTTCCGCCAGTTGGAGCAGGACGGAGCAAGCGCCCTCGTCCATATCGGTTAGCTGCCCGGCCCGCTTCCCCGCCTGTATCGCTTCATTCGTCGTGGTCCAGACGTCCAACGGGGGGCCCCCTCAAATCAGGTAAGGAACGGCGAACCCGCCGGCGACCAGCGCCGCGTTCAGGCTTGAGCCGTCCGAAAGGAAAATTTCCGCCAACCAGCGGCCGTACTTATCCCGCGAATCTTTATAGGTCCGCAGGAACACCAGGGACCCGGCCGGAGCCAGCCGGACGCATTCGGCCGTAGCTTCCGCCCAGCCAGGGGCCCCGCGTTCCGGCGTATTCACCCCGTACAGCCGGAACCGATCATCGAACGTAAACCCGTACCGGAAGCGGAAGCCGAAATCGTGGACCGAGGACACCCGCAGGTCCACCGTGTCCCCGTCCACCCACCGAACCACCGCCGTATCCGGGTACTCAAAAGGCACGGCCCGCCCCCCGTTCGATATCGTTGCGGAGTGAGGAAAACGCCGGCGCACCTGCCACCGAGCAAGGGCCCGAACAGCCCATTTTCTGCCGGCAGCCGAACCGTCCTGGCCCGTACCTGCCGGAAGTGTGGAGAACTTGCAGACGGCGACAGCTTCCCGGCCCTAGCCGGCGGCACCGCCGGCCGGCGTAGTGTCTGCCACAAGTGCCAGAACGCGCAGAAAAAGCAGGACCGCGAGCAGCGCGGCATCGGCCAGCCGGCACCGCGGCCGCCGGAGAACTTGCAGACCAACACGCGCCGGCAATGGAGCGCCGAGGACGACCGCCGGTTCCGGGACCTAATCGCCGCCGGCACCGAGTACGAGCAGATAGCCGTCGAGCTAGGCCGGTCCGTCCGGTCCGTTTACAAACGGCGCGAAGTGCTAGGACTAGCCCGAGTCAGGAAACGGCACCGGGTAGCTAAGCCGTGGAGTATCCAGCCGCCGGCCGTCTAGAACCTTGAGACGGAAGGAATGCCGCTCACGCGCGCGCGCGACCCCCGGCCAGAAGCTAGGGGGGAGACGGATCACTGCCGGCAAC